TCTTCATTAAACATTTATGGCAAAGGGAATGTATTGTTAGACTATAACATATTAGCAGTTGAATCCAATAAAGCGTAAGGAAATAACTAAGAAGACAGCAGAGTCTTTAGGTTTAGATCATCTTATGGTAGATGATGTAGTAGCATTTTTTTATAGAACAACTCAAAAGAAATTAAGTTCTGTAAATGCTCCATCCATAAACGTTCCTAACATGGGAACTTTTGTGCTTATGAGGAAACGTGTTGAAAACAAACTGGAAAAGTATATTAATTTTTTAAATAAAATAGATCCTTCTGAGTCTATTAGAATGTATGAAACATCACTACAAGTAAAAACTGATATAGAAAACTATACAGCAATACTACAAAAGATGGATCTAGAACAACAGAGAAAAAAAGAAGTAACCAAATTAAAAGAAAACTACTTAGACAATGTTGAATAATACAATTAAAATTTGGAAAGAACGCAACAAGATTTTTGAAGGTGTTAGAAATAACATATTTAAAAAAGAACACATTGAAGAGATTGCTTTCTCTAGAAATGAGATTTGCGTAAAGTGTCCTCACCTTGATGTTAAAGGAGACAAGTGTGCTGTCATTGGTACACAACCATGTTGTTCTGAATGTGGTTGTTCATTAAGATTGAAAACTAGATCTTTGGCATCATCATGTCCTAAAGAATTTTGGAGTGCTGTAACAACACAACAGGAGGAAGACTTAATAAGACAGAGTATTAACAAAATAAGCTAATTATGAGTTTAGTATTTGAACCAAAAACCCACAGTTACACTTCAGTAGATCCTTCTGATAACACACGATGGATAAGTGTAACAACATTAATTGGTGCGTTAAAGCAACCATTTGATTCTACAAACATTGCAAAGAAATCATCTACAAGTAAAAAGAGTAAGTGGTTTGGAATGACAGTAGACCAGATACAGGGAGTATGGAAAAAAGAATCTGAAAGAGCATGCACACTAGGAAACTGGTATCATGACCAAAGAGAACAAGACATCACAAATTGTGATACCATAGTTCGCTATGAGAAAGTATTACCTGTTATAAGACCAATGCAAGATGAGCATGGTTTAAAGGTAGCATCTTCTCAAAAACTTATGGATGGTATTTATCCAGAACACATGGTCTACATGAAATCTGCTGGAATATGTGGTCAAAGTGATTTGGTAGAAGTGGCTGATGGGCATGTTCACATTACAGATTACAAAACAAATAAAGAAATTAAAACAGAATCCTTTAAGAATTGGGAAGGTGTATCTCAAAGAATGAATGCACCAGTATCACATCTTGATGATTGTAACTTGAATCATTATAATTTACAGTTGTCAATTTACATGTACATGATTCTTAAACATAATCCTAACTTAAAAGCTGGTAAACTAATCATACACCATATCTCTTTTGAAGAAGAAGATGAGAAAGATGACTTTGGTTATCCAGTTTCTAAGTTGAATGCAGAAGGAGAACCTATTATAAAAGAAATAGTACCTTATGAACTTCCTTATTTAAAGGATGAGGTACTTGCAATTATGACATGGTATAAGAATAATGCAGAAAAAATAATTAAAAAGAAACACTAATGGTAAAATTATTTGACTTAGATAATGGTGTACTTGTTCCAACAGAACATTGTTACACATTAGCATTTTTAAAAAGAATCATGGTAGAATATCCTGATAGTTACATGAATGTATATTCATACTTATTCTACATGACCTGTCCTAATCCTGATTTAAATCCCTTTTTTGACACACCTGAAAATGAAAAAGAAGAACTTATACTTACACAAATTAATGCAGACTTTTCTACAGAAGATGACTCAATTGTCGCTGCTATTGAATTATGCAAAAAACTTTATGAAACTCCTACATACAGGGCTTTTATGGGTATCAAACACATGCTTGATGGCTTGGCAAAATATATGGAAACGACTACCATTGAGCACGGCAGGGATGGTAACATCAATTCTTTGGTTAATGCTGCAGCAAAGTTTGAGCAAATACGTCTATCGTTCAAAGGGGCGTATAAGGATCTCATGGAAGAGCAGAAAAGCCAGGTACGAGGAGGCCAACACCTTGCGTATGACCAAGGTTAAACATTTTAAACAACAAACACAACATATGGACATATCATGCTATGATTGGATTTTTCATTACAATGGGTACAACTCTACTTGGACAGGTTTCCACAGAGATGACAGTGTTGCTTATTGGAATGGTAGTGAATCAAAATACGCTATTATAAGATCAAGTAAAATTGAAACAGTACAAGAGATCATTAAGAAAACAGAAGGTAACAAACTACTATTAGATGAGCTTACACAAAGAACTGGAAACAAATAGAACTACTAGAGTAGAAGTAGTACATGTATCTGATGGGTACATTATAACAAGAGTTGTAAAAAATACACCATCAAAAGGTGATTGGATTGCTATTGGTTCAGAAACTTATGTTGTCAAACAAAGAATCTGGAACTATAGTGATGGACAAACACTCAAGTTAATTGTAGAAGACCCTAAAGAATAATTATGTATTTAAGTGTACCAACATATGATGTTAAAACTGAATCATGGTCATATACTGACTTTGAAACAAAAGAATTATATGTAGAATTTTTATGGTCAATTTTTAAAGAGCCAGGAAAATACGAGTTTGATGAAACATCATTGTTGTTTAATCAGGAAGCTAGAAGATTTAATAAATACAAATTATTTTGTACAGCCCCACTAAGAACAAAAGACTACATACAATATTGGGATGACCAAAAAGAAAAATGTAGAAAAGGAGTAATTTATAAAGGTGAGAAAAACACATGGCTCTTGGCAAGAGACTATTATATGTGGATAAACTTTTTACCTATTTACAATAAGGAGGTGGCAAAGTTTACCTTTGCAGATGTAAGGGACGCCCAATACCATATGGCACTGTATGAAGAAATTGCAAAGCATTCTTCTCAACATGCTGCTATATTAAAGAAACGTCAGATAGCATCCTCTTATTTCCACGCAGGAAAAATGATTAACTTATTTTACTTTGAGGAAGGTGCTATAAACAAAATGGCTGGTTCCCTAAAGGATTACATAAATGAAAAAGGTACTTGGCGTTTTTTAGAAGAATATAGAAACTTCTTAAATACACATACTGCATGGTATAGACCTTGTAATCCAGATAAAGTTTTAAACTGGGAACAAAAAATTGAAGTTAATCAAGGAGGAAAAAAACGTGATGTTGGATTAAAGTCTGTAATATTTGGACTTGCCCTTGAAAAAGATCCAACAAATGGTGTAGGGGGTCCTTGTACATTCTTCTATCATGAGGAGGCAGGGATTGCACCAAAGATGAATGAAACAGTGGAGTACTTGCTACCAGCAATGAAATCTGGTATGACATATACAGGTATGTTTGTAGCTGCAGGATCAGTGGGAGATTTGGAACAATGTGAACCATTGAAAGAAATGATCATGAATCCTATCTCTAAAGATGTACTTGCAGTAGAAACAAACCTTGTTAATGCTGAAGGAGAGATTGCTAAGTGTGGTTTATTCATTCCAGAACAATGGTCAATGCTACCTTGCATAGATGAGTATGGTAACTCTTTGGTAGAAAAAGCATTGGCAATGATTGTTGAAGAAAGATTAGAATGGAAAAAGAATCTTAAACCTGAAGACTATCAGTTACGTATTTCTCAGAAACCAATTAACATTGAAGAAGCTTTTGCCTACAGAAAAGTATCTAAATTTCCTTTACATCTTTTGACAAAACAGATTAGAAGAATTGAAGATCAAGAATACTTTAGAGAATTTGTAGATTTATCAAGAGATGAGCATGGTAAAATTGTTTCAAAAGAATCACGTAAACTTCCAATATCAGAATTTCCTATATCACCTAAGACAGTTGATAAAGAAGGAGTTGTGGTAATTTATGAAAAGCCTTGTAAAGATCCTCAGTTTGGAACTTACTATGCTTCCATTGACCCTGTGTCTGAAGGAAAGACTACTACATCTGATTCATTATGTTCTATCTTTGTATACAAGACAGCACAGGAAGTCACAAAACACAAAGCTGACGGTACAATTGAACAACATATTGAAAGAGATAAGATTGTTGCAGCATGGTGTGGACGTTTTGATGACTTAAACAAAACACATGAACGTCTTGAAATGATAATTGAATGGTACAATGCTTGGACAATTGTAGAAAATAACATAAGTTTGTTTATTCAATACATGATATCGAGAAGAAAGCAAAAGTACCTGGTTCCAAAAAGCCAGATATTATTTCTTAAAGAACTGTCTAGTAACACAAATGTGTTTCAAGAATATGGTTGGAGAAACGTTGGAACACTATTTAAAACCAATCTTATATCATATGCTATCCAATTCCTAGAAGAAGAGTTGGACCAAGAAACAATGGCAGATGGAACTATTGTAAAACAAACATATGGTATAGAAAGAATACCTGATATTATGCTCTTAAAGGAAATGGCAGCATATAGAGAAGGACTTAACGTGGATAGACTAGTGGCATTCTGTGCTTTAGTAGCATTTGCCAAAGTTCAAGAATCAAACAGAGGATACTCAAAACGCATTGAAAGAGATGATTCTAATTTGGATAAATCAAATAAAAATACTAAATTAAGAGTGAGTCCTTTTCGTCACATGGGGAATGAGAACTCATCATCTACAGCGTTGAGAAAGCCTAGGAATCCTTTCAAAAACATTAGATAAACAAAATAAATACATAAGGTTATGCCAACAGTAGTTAACGCAATGCAGCTTAAAAATGGAGCTAAGGTAGAGAACAATAAAATGGGTACTCTAACTCAGCCTATCCAATTCCTGCGTAGAAAAGATAAAGATGAATCATGGGGAGCATGGAATCTTGACTGGTTTGAAATGCAAGGTCTTAAGCAAATACGCAGAAATGCAAGAAGGTTGTTGAAAAACTACAAACTTGCAAACGGTATTATTGACAAAACAGACTACATTGTTG